TCAATACCCATGATCGCAGCACGTAACGAAGGAGGAACAACAAAGAAGCGACCATCCATTGGAACGTCAGCGTCGTCCATGAGCTTGATCAAAGCACGGAAACCAGCGTCAGTAAACACGTCAGCAGGAACTACGGTGTCTTCTGCATAAGCAGTTAAACCAGTAGAAGCGTCGATGTAGTAGCTGTTGCTATGAGTCCAGTCAGAAGTACCGTCACCAAAGGTTTGACCTAAAGTGAAGAGCTCATCGTCAACCTTTTTAGCCAAAGCGTAACCAGCATCTTCGGTGTAGAAGCGACGTAAAGAAGCCAAAGCTTGAACTTCGACGATGTCCTCGATGAAACGTGAGTATTCGAAGTGCTTGTTGATAACGACTTGAACTTCAGTCTCGGTATCAGCTTGGATGTTTACAACAGTGTTTGCAGCTTTTGCAGAAGCAGCACCACGAGTTGGCTTAGGAATATGGAGCGTGTCGCCCTTCTTACCACGCATCGTCATTTTGTTGACGAGGTTTGCCAAAACAAGGTTCTTCTTGTAAGCAGCGATTACTTCGTCACTCCAGATCTCTGGAATGAATTTGTCAGCATTGGTCTTGTTGACAATGGTAGTAGAACTACCAGGATATGCAGCAGTTGTTAAAGCCATTTTTAAAATCTCCTAAAAAGATAAGTTAATTATTTAACCCTACCTTCTGCGTAAGCTTGGAGAATTTCATCTGCCATGCTTTCGTATCGGTTCGGGTCTTGCATTCTTAAGCGAATAAGATCTGCACGACGATAAACAGGTTTCGTTGATTCCCCAGTGCCACCTTGTTGGACAGCAGCAGTCTTAAGTGCTTTGCTTCGGTTCTCTTCATCGACCTTCTTCAGCGATTCGTCAGCAGCTTTAGTAGCTTCTGCTTTTTGTTGTTTGACGTTGCGTATCGACTTGTAAGTCTCTAGCAGTTCTAACGCTGAATCAACATCGTAGTTGTTTGCCTTAGCAAATAATTCCATACGAACCTTTGAACCTTGAATCCATGAAGCAAAGTCCTCAGATTGTGCTACACTTAAATAATCAGGATGGGCTTTCTCAATCGTCTGCAATGCTACTAGCTGAGCTTGTTGAGCTTGCTGTTCTTGCAATTGCTTTAGGATTGGGTTGTTTGCTACAGCCTGATTTACTGCCTTAGCAGGGTCTTCATACCAATCAATCTCTTGTGCTTTACTTGGCTGTGTGTCGTGCTTCGTTTCGAGTTGTTGCTTTAAAAGTGAGTCAGCTAACTTACGTACTTCCCCAACCTCTTGTGCCTGTCGTCCGATTAACTTCTCGGCTTCTTGATGCATCCTGATAATCTCATCGAGAGATTTACCACGATACTTCTCAGGTAGTTCTGGTGCGGGAGCAGCCTCTTCAGGTTGTGCTGCCATTTGTTCAGCAGCGCCTGGGGTTGTACCCTCGTCTTTTGTTGGATCAGCGAAGTTCTCGTTAGAGTCTTCTTCTTGCAGTTCGATAAAATTTGCAGCCATGTATATTCTCCTGTCGCAATGCGATTTTAGGACATTTAAAAAATAGCTCGGTGGTCAAGAGTCCATTTACGAGCCTTACTTAGCTATTTGTTTTTCTTTCCAATGCCAGCTTCTCAGCTCTCATCTTTGCCCATCGTGCCGTAGCACTAGGGAAATCTCCACAGATAGGGTCTAAACCCAACCGAGGAGAGGAAAGAATGCGAGTAGCTACCTCGCCACACTCACCACACTGAACTTCTTTTGTGTCTATATCGACGAAGGACTCAGTGATGTGTGAATTCTTACATTCAAAGTCAAACATCCGTCTCGGCATTGTCTTCCTCTTTCTGAAGCTGCTCGTAGACTTCGGTGCTTGACTCTTTTAAATTCTTTAGCCAGGTCATGATAGAGACTTCTCCCTTTCTGAACCAGAGCTGCTGCTCAGTATCAACACCTTTAATGGTATCTGTGCTACTAAGCATTAATTCTATGTCTTCTACCAGATCCTTCCATCCCTTGGAAGCCATCATGGAGAAACGTTCTTCGTAATAATCCTGTAATTCTCTGTTCATACTCTTTTTCCTTGACAAGGAGAGTTTATTGTGTTAGTATATGCTAATATTATACCATAAAATTTATAATTTGTCAAGAGTTATTGCATTTTTGTAGCAGTTTGTAACACAGCAATACGCTCGTTAGACATGATATCAGCCTCTTTAAGGGCTAAATTAGCGATTTTCTCTACTTGGGTAAAGGGGTCAGTACCCATTGGCTTGTTTGCAGCCTCTACAGCCTTGATTTGGGTCTCTACAGGGATTGCCTGAGCCTGAGCTCCAGCCTTCTGAGCCTCTGCCATAGCCTTAGCAGCCTCAGCTTGGGTCTTCTGCAGGGTAGCCTGAGCAGTTGCTAGGGCTAATTGCTGCATTTGCTGCTGCATTGGGTCAGGTTGACTCATTTGTTGGAGTCCTGCTACGATTTCCTCACGATTAGAGATGCTTGAACCCTGGATTACACCTTGTAATAGCAGAGGAACGATAGGAGATTCAGCTCCTAAGGTGGACATTAAGCCCATCATCTGCTGTTGTTCGTACTCACGAGCCACCATTCCCAGAGTAGAAACAGGCAAGAACACAAAATCTTGTACTGGATAGCGATCTGGGTCGAACTGCATGAAGCGATAAGCAGCTTTGGTGATGAATGGGATTAAGAAGTCCTCTTGGAAGTTAATCAGAGTACGCTTGTTCTTCTTCATCAAGCCTGAGAGAGCCATCGAAAGACCAGCACCCGAAGCTTCTCCAGCAGCGACTTGTCCAGGCATAGCAGTACTATCAATTGTTCCTGTAGCTTGGAGCAGCATTGCTTGGAAGTTCTGAGCAGTCTGGAAGTTCTGTGGGTCAGTTGTACCAAACTTGAATGGCATCATGATCTCGTTAGGATTACCGTTAACGAGCAGGTTCTTACCAGGCTTCACATCGTACTTAGCACCACGAGGCAAACGAGTAGCGTCCATTGCCATCATCGGAGCAGTGGTCAGAGCAAGTGAGTCTAAGTGGCTACGGATCTGAGCGTCAATAGCTTTCTGCATATTGTAACCCTTCTCAGCAGTGCCACGACCCCAGAAACGACCAGGCATCGAGTCAGCTTGGTAGGCGACAATAGGACGATCCTTCATCATGTAAGGATTCTCTTCAGCTTTTAAGAGCCACTGGTCATCAGCGATTACCACGATAGCTTCGATCATGTCTTCGTAGTCTTCAGCCATCGAGCCCTCAGGGAAGAGGTCTACTACTTCTTCTCCGTCCTTCTTCTGAAGTTCTTTGAGATACTCCTTAGGAACAAGACCATAGTAACGAATTACTCGTACCTTGTCGTCCTGCTTAGGAGACATCTCTTGGACAGGTTCTAAGTCCATGTCGTTGTAGCTAGGAGTGATTCCTACTTTACGGTATGTACCATCAACCATACCTTGAACGATCTTGTGATAGGGCATGTACTCCTCAATGGCTACACCGAGGGAAGACTCTACATCACGAGCGTTAGGGTCAATGAGGAAGTTACGAGGATTGATAGGGTGTAGCTGAACCATGAACTTTTTTTGTTCTTGTACACCGATAGCTGCCATGCTTGTGCCTGGGATAGGCTGCGTAGCAGGAGACATAACAGTCTTCTCTTCTACGGTAATCTCTCCGATACCTGTACCGTATAGTTCTCCTAAGAGAATGATATCATCTAAAGCTTTCTTAACCTTCGAGAACTTAAAGTCCTCGTGCATTTGCTGACGTACTAACGCAACATCTGTTTTATCTGCATCAGTCCTATCGTCAACAATGTCAAAGAACTCGCCACGACCAAACACAGCTTCAGAAATTTCAGCCTGTTTGCTCTCAATCGCTTGTTGTAACGCAGGTGTAACAATACGAGATCTCTCGGACTCACGAGTCTTGTCGTATCCGTCCCAAATCCCTCGCCACAATCTTTCATACTCTTCCCATTTGTCTAGATAGTTTACATCTCTGTGATCTCTCCAGCGACGTGTATGGTCTACAACGAAAGCTACGAGCTCACGGTCATATTCGTTTACTGGATCTTCTTTAAATTCAGCCATGTGTTAAATTCCTGGAAT